GAAATGCCCCACGGATAAAACGAGCGGTTCACTCGTTCAATCTGAAAGGCTATGCTTGCCGTTCCCGCCGCAACCGTTTCGTTGTTCCACAGCCACTTTTGTTGGTTGTCGCGAATCAAACAAGCCTGCGATGACCCCGTATAATTTGGCATTGCTCACTCCTCAATCAATCCCTAATCTCTGTTCTCTGATCTCTGTTTCCTGTTCTCTGTCCTTTGATCTCTGCTTTTAATCCCCCCAGCCGCCCACATTGAGTTGGCCTTCCACCGTCGAGTACGGTTCGCCAAACGCATCTGGGAAGCGCTGCATCCTCGTGAAGTACAAATCAACCAAGTTCCGGTCCATGTTACGAATCTGCTTCAACCGATCTGTATATTCCGCTCGCGCCGCCTGTGTAAGAAATTGCCAGTTAGCGCCCGCGCCACGTTCCATCTCGTCGCCCTTTTGCGATTCCTTCCACAAATAGAGCATTTCGTAACCGCGCAACTTCACCAGTTCCTCAGTCAACGGAAAAGGCAGCGTATCAGACGGCTTGGTCAACGCCGGCCAGTTTGCCTGGCAACTAAAGGTGTATGGGAGCGGCGTAATCGGATGCGGCCACAACTCGTAAAGCATCTGGCCATAGGTCGCCGATCCGGTGCGCGTGTCGGGGCCATAGGGGACCACGTAGAGAGGATCGGAAAAGTCTGTCCGCTCGGCATCCTCGTTGGCAAGATCAATCTGTGTCTTGCTCCACCAATCGAGCTGGTTGTTGTTTGTGGTATCGCGAATCTCGTACCAGCGCTTGAAGCCAGCCGGAGCTGGATAGTAGGCTTGGTAGGCCATATAAGGGCCGTTAGTTTGCTCGGGCTCCATCCAGGGCCGGTCCAGCGTCAACGTGGCAATTAGCGTAACCAAAAATGTCGCTGGCGTTCCTCCCTGCGAAAAAGAAATCACTGGTGTTTTGTAGCCGCTTCCTGCTGTCAGAATTGTTGGAGTCGCTGTCACAGTTCCGTCTGAGTTGACCACAATTTGTGCCGTAGCGTTAGTTCCAGATCCGCTTGCGTCAGTAATCGACACAGTATATGTCCCAGGTGTTTGGCCAGATCCTGAAGTCGATACGGTGGCATAAGCTACCGTCCCATTGTTGCCAAGCGCAATGATGTTATAAAGCGAGTAATACGGAACACGGATTTGGTATTGCGTAATAAACGGCGGATAAAGGATCGTTGCGTTCCATGCCGCTGTCGCCCTGGCGTCGCCAGTGATCGTCGTGGTGAAAGGCGTCACGGTAATCAAGCCAGGGCTTAGAAACGCAGTCGTCGGCGGAATTGGCGGCGACGGTATGGGCTGCTGCGGCACGGGCGGCATGGGCAGCGGCATAGTCGGCGGCACACCCAGCAACGATGGCGTTAACCACCCGCCAGTTTGTAACTGAAAGCTCCAAAAGTTTTCATTTTGAATTGCGGCCAATGATTCATTGAGCTTAGTTTTGACCAAGCCAAGGTTGCAACCGGGAATGCCGAGCAACTCCTGAATCATGTTTTGAAACACTGTGTTCTGCTCCTATTTCTTTGCGGTCCATTTCGCGCTCTTTTTAGCTGCACGCTTGGCTTTTGTTTTGGTTGGTGCGGCAAAACTGCGCACTGTGATCTCTTTGCGAATACGCATTTTCTTGCTCTTCGCCTTGGGAGCTTTCGGAGCGTAGAGAGCGCCAAAGCCCTTTTCCGCCTTAGCGTCTTGCGTCTCCGTGTAGATACGCTTGGCGCCCGCTTCAGGCACTTGGTGGTAGGCGCCGCGCTTGAACCGCCGCCGGCCGTGAAGCACCAATTCCGTTTTTTTCGATTCCGCCATTTGTCGCTCCTTGCCGTTTGCTTTTCCCTAACCCCTAATTTCTAACTCCTGCTTTGTATGCCCTTGCCAAAACGCCCCTTGCGAGTCATCCCCGCAAGAGGCGTTTGGTTTGTCTTCGGGAGAAGACGCCGTGTTGGAGTCCCTGGCGACATGCCTTCGTCGCTGGGAACGCCTAAAATTGCCCCACAATCGCCGACACCACAAACGTTTTTGTGGAGAGATTCGAACCGCTCAACGGCCCAACCGGCGACCCGCTCATGGAGTAATAAAATACGCTCCAAGTTGCGCGCGGACCGGGACCGCTGGCCCACGCCTGGAGATATGTGGTTCCGTCGGTCGATGCCCCGTCCAGGACGGCATCGATATAGTAGCTAGGCAAAGCCAGGGTAATCTGATCTGCGGTAGCGATCGTGGCAGAGGAACTTACCGGTCCAGTGCCGCTGCCGACAAACAGTGCGCGCCGGCCGACAAAATCTGGATAAAGTGCTCCGCCGCCGCCGCCCTTGCCCATTGCTGTCAAAATCATGGTTGCTCCTTACTGCAGTTGCTCGATGTCAACGTTCACATCTTCTCCGTTTAGTCCTGAACGACAAGCCCGTTGAGGTAAACCTTAAACAAGGTCGACGCCACGGCGGTGTCGATATTGACGCCAATCGTCAAGTTAGTCGGCGACGTAACCGCGTTGGAAGTGTTTACGGTTCCCGAAGCAACCACGGTTTGAATGAAGCTGCCGATACCCGTCGAATTGCCGATGCTGCTATTGCCAAGAACGCTTGCTACTCCAAGTTCTTGAATGAATCCATAATTACCGGGAGTAATCGAATTCAAGTAGACAACCGGGCGCACGATGCCGCCGTAGCCAGCAGTATTGGCAATGTCAGAACTTGTCAAAACGTTCGGGGTCGTTGTCATCTGTACGCCGATCACGCCAGGCGTTCCACCGGTAACTCCCGCAAGCGTAAAGACAGGCGGAATAACATAGCCGTTGCCGCTCTGCAAAAGCGTCACGGAAGTCAGTGTGCCACCGCTACCGATGACTGCTTGCGCTACTGCTCCGCTGCCGTAACCGCCAACAGCCGCAATAGTATAGGTTCCAGCAGTCTGGCCTGAGCCGGCTGACGAAACATACACAGCAGCCACGGAAGAGCCCCCGCGCACATATCCCACGGTTCCCGTCTTCACGTTGGCAGCGGTTGCTCCCGAGTCAACCTGCACAAAGCGATAACGGCCGGAGTGAAGCGTTCCATTTGTGGTGTAAGAAGCCATATTGGCTTCCTGCTCCGTCGCATCAAAGTAATCGCCAAGATTCAGGCCGCCGGCCGCAAACGGCAAACCCGTGCGTAGATCCGTCAGTGCGGTCGGTGAGGTGAAATTCGCGTTGTTCCACGCGACCCAGGTTGGAACAATCTGCTGTTGTGGCATCGTCTTCTCCTTAAGCGCTGAATCCGAAAGCGTAATCGTTATGGCGCGGTTGGCAGTTATAAAGATTCGTGCCAAGCCGCATAAACAGCGCATCGATGCTTACGTTGTTCGGCATCGGAGCGCGACGCAGACCGAAGTTCCAACCCTTCTTGTTGGTCGGCCGAATCTTGAAACTTTCCGGCTCCAGGAAGTAAAGAACTTCGGAAGGTTGAATAGTGATATTCGACGGCAGATTCGATCCGGTCGGAGAAACGGCCACGTTTGCGCCATTCTTCGTAAACTGCGGAGTCGTAAACGAAACCGTTGCCGTGCTTGAGCCAACGCCGTCGGCAAGATTGGTGTTGCCGGCCGCGCCGTTCGCCGGGGCGAGTTCAATGTAGTTTTGAGCTTGAGCAGATGGCGCAAGTGGATCGGCATAAATGTCGACGCCGTTAAAGTTCAAACCATCCCATTTAATGTCGTGCTTGGTATTCGACACATCGCGGCGCTGCGCATCAAGCGCAATGGCGATAGCCTTGAAACCAAAGACATTGGTAATGCCTAGCGACGGATTGCCGCCAGCCACCTTGCACTGCGACCACAACTGCATCAGGGCGCCAAAATCAATCTGTCCGGGAGCGCCGGCAGAAGTACCAAGATAAAGCGGGGTCGTATTCAGAGCAGTACCAATATTGCCGTTACGAGCCTGGCCGCCGTAGTTGGTATAGACATTGCCGTAGACGGAAGGATCGATACCGTTGCTGAGCGCTTCGTCCAGACCATTGATGGCCTTGATACGGTTGTCTTGAACGGTTGCGGATGCAGGTTGCCCGTGCCGGAACGAGTCCATCTCTTGCATGGTGTTCATGGTCATCACCATGCACTCCATGTAGAGCTGATACTCGTCGACGATCTTCGTCGGACCGGAGTTGATAACGCCGCCGGTTCCGGAACCGTCATCCATCTCCCAATCGTCCAGCGGATACCAGGTCGCATACGCCTTCGGCAGAAATTTGATGCCGGTATTGATCTGTTGGCGGGTGACGGTCACGGTCTGACCGGGATTTACCGCAGCTCCCTGCGTGCGCCCGTACAGAATGCCTTCCATCATGCCCGCGCCGCCGAGGAATTCATCCCATACACCGGCTCTGCGGAGCTTGGCCTGAAACGGAGTGTCAACAAAAAGATTGTTAAACACAACGTTCTTCCGGACGCTTTCCAAGTTAGATGCGTCGATTTCATTGTAGAGCGGGTCGGTTGGCACTGGTCACCTTCTTGGTTTTAAAGTGGAAATGGTTCAAACCATTTCTGGTCCTGAGCCATTGCTTCTTCCCAAGAGGGGGGCATGTGTCTCGATAATTACGAATTTCCGTTACTACTACTCGAATTGCAAACTACGCCGCATTTTCTGCAATTTCGGCGTGAATTGCCTTCTGAGTCGACATCCTGCGTTGAGAGTCATTGAGCACAAGTGGATCAGGCCGCTCGCCTGCTTTTACAGCACGCGCTACATCGGCAAAGCGTGATGGTTGCGCAATCCGTACATCGGGATTGTTACCAATCTTTTCGGCCCATTTCCGGTCGTTCTCTTGCAAAGCCTTTTGCCGTAACGCTTCAGCTTCCGCTAACTTTGTTTCGAACGGTGCCGTAGCTTCGGCACGGATCTTGGCATCGTGGTCTTCCGCGACCTTGTGTGCAATTTCGGCTTCTTTTTCAGCAAACTGAAAAGTGCGCGCTGCATAAATTGAAGGATCCAGTTTTACCGCTTCAGCTTGACGCACCAAATCCGTCGGAGAAATCGGCATCGGTTTGCCGTAAAGACTTTGATACTTCCACTGAATATCCGTTAAAGTCCCAAGCGTGCTTCCCAAACCGTTACGAACATCTTCCATTGTGAAAGTCGGACTTCCAGGAATGCTGCCTGGAGCGGCAGCTACATAACGGCCCTGACCATCACGCTGTTGAGCATTAGCCGCCGGCAAAGATTGAGGCGCAAAGTTTGGCGCTTCCGCTGGAACAAATCCAGAAGCACGAGCAGCTTCATTTTGTGTTTTATAAAAAGCAATCTGCGCTTCCATGTTTGCTTTTTCGGTACCCCATGTATTCAAAGCCGGCACAATGCTATCGCCATAAAATTGATCATTGGCGCGCTTGGCTAATTCGGCCGCCTCTTTTTCCTTTACTGCTGCTTGACGTTCCTGTTCAGTCAGTTCTTTTTCTTTTGCTATAATTTGGCGCTCCTGCTCGGTCTTTGTCGCTATTTCTTGGGCAGATTGTTGCGCTTGTTCGGCCGTCGTAAGCACACCGGTAAATGCAGTAATCGCCTTCGCATCAAGCGCGGCGATCTGTTCGTCGTTCAACCCGGATTGCTTTAGAATTTCTTGAACTGTAGTCATTTCGCTTTTTCTCCCGAAGGTTTAATACAACGGTTGCTGTCCGGTCGGTGCCGGTTGTGGCGGACTAACTAACGCAGTCTGCGCTTCTGTAATTCCCTGTGAAATCTTTTCCATTGCTGACGCAATGCGCGGATCGGCGGCAGCCATTTGTTTTGCTGTCTGATACCAACGCGCAAGAAGCATTTGCAGTGGACTGGCTGGAGCCTGTGAAGGAGGCGCCGCTTGGCCCGCTCCTTGATCAGCTCCGGGCTGAGGACCAGCTCCACCGCTGGGTGGCGGTGCGGCACCCTGACTTTGCTGATCCGGCATAGGTTGAGGCATTGTAGCCATTTTGTCTCCAATGTTGATGGCTCCAACGGCAAAACTGCCGTTGGAGCCTCAATTTTTACGCCTTGATTGCGCTCTTCTTGCCGCGAGCCTTGATGTGACGCTTGCCGCGAGCCTTCTTCAGGTGGCTGCCCTTCACTGCGGTAACACGCTTCCGACGACCTTTCATGATTTTTCCTCCTTGGGTTGAAATAGAAATGGCCCAAGGCCATTTCTGGACTTGAGCCATTGCTTCTTCCCCAAGGAGGGGGGGCATGTCGCTCCATAGATTCTTTTTAATCGATAAACCGAATTTATTTTGTTGTCAAGTATCTTTTTATAAAGATGTTTCTCCGATACCTAACAATTGGCGAATTTCTGCCGCCACCGAGTCAGGAATCTTTGTTCGCTGCTCAATGTTAATACCTTGAACGGATCCCTGATTGTACTGAATTACCGTCTTACCGGTCGTTTTGATCGCCTTTAGCAACTCATCGATTTCGCCGATATTGGCAGGCAAATCAATACTGACTTCTGTCAAATAGTAGTCTTTTTGAATTTTGATTTTAGGCTTCATTTTTCTCACGACTCGGTAACAACCGTACGCGGTTGTCCGCCCTGTGCACCTTTCTGTTTGATTTGAGGCCCTTTTGTTCCCGAAGGAGGCCGGCCGCCACCGCCACCGCCCTTACCTCCGCCTTTGCCTCCGCCTTTGCCTTTTTCACCGCCTGCTCCACCTGACGGCGCTTCGATCCCGAGTTGCTTCATCAACATTGCAGCTTGGGCCGATGCCAGAATTTGCAGCTTTTGTGTTTCCAATTCCTCGTTAAACCATTTTTCCCGTTCAGTGTTGCCTGAAACTTCTCCATAGTTCTCTACACCTAATTTCTTCATAACCGTGCACCATGAAATTGGCGCATTACCGCGTTTTAATTGCAGATATTTCAATTGTTCCTGCATTTGCGTAATACGCAGTAACGTACTCGGCACTGACACCAGCCGGATTTGCTTGGCAAACCAGCGTGCCCGTGTAAGCTGATCATATTGCGACGGAATTGAAGGAAAACTTCCTTGAACCATTTCGTCCGGCATATGGCTTGGAACTAAATCATCTGGGTTGTAATCAAATACTTCCCGTGCAATGTTGTCCGGGCCAACATATTCCATAATTCGCCCAACGTTGAACCATTGCAAAATCAAATACTTCATCCGGTATCCAACCGACTTGTTTGCTTTTTCAATCCGCGCAGCAATGCCTTTGGCGATTGGACCGATCGATTCCAACATTTTGTCTGCTGTATCATTGGCAATGTTCATCTTCATGTTTTGAAGATTGCCAAGGTCAACCAAGCCAAGTTGAGCTTGCATGCTGTCTTTTAGGTGCTTCAAGAAAGTAAAATGCTCGGAATGGACGCGGACTTCATCCGGCAACAGCGATTGAAGAATATCTTTGGGCTTTCCGTCCACTCCGTAACGAACGTCCTGTTCAAAAAGATCGAAATGCTCGATTTTTGGTCCACCTGTAGCGGTATGATCGTAACCGATCGGGGGATTCAAGGTAACAGTAACCACATCGTCAATCTTGCGTTCGATCTTTCTTTTTGTGGTTTCAATCGACGCCACATCGCCAACCAGAGAGCGGCCCAACGGTTCCCACGGCCAATCGTCGACCGTGTATTGGATAACCGGCATTCTGCCATCCCAATCAAAAGACGGCCCATCGTACAACGGCCGGTCCAAACCGAGAGATGTAATGATCAGCCGGAGATTGGGATAAACGCGGCAATCCTCCACCGTCGCCGGGCGCATAAACGGTTGCCCGTTACGAAAACCGCCAAAAACTTCTTGGCCAATATAGGGAACCTTGTAAAACCAACTCGTGCCTTGATCGCCCATCGGCATTTCAAAGCCGGTGTTGTTGATCCGCAGATCCCGAATGAAGGTATAGCGAATCTCTGTATATAGGTTGCCAAAGTTCCGGCCCTGTTCTCCATAGCGATACCGTTCGGCGTAATCCATCCGCCGCGCTTGGACTTGGGTTTTATAACTCCGCGGCCCAACGGTCTGAAGCAGCCCTTGAAAAAGCGGAAAACGCCCATGCGCTTCCGCAATGGGCATGTAGTCGTACACGGTAACAGCATATGCATCCTGCACGTCGTTCGACTTCGGCATTTGGACAGGAATTACATCGAGAAGGCCCAGTGCATCGAAGACCATTTTGCGTTCGCCGTACCCATATTCTTCTGCACGCACTTTCGGCCATAGATAACCGATGCCCATCACGCTGGCATACTGCAATACTCTAAGGATTTGGAACGGAAAATCTGATTCCAGATATACGCATTTGGAAACTTTAGTTAGCATTTCAGCAAACTGCTTGTATGCTGGAATGTCGGAACCGTATCCTGCAATCTCCCGCACCTCGGCGAGCGTTTCGCAAAATTTCCGAATTGAATATTTCAGATCATTGGTGACAAGATTGGAGCGGGATTTGTCCCGGAAAACGGCATTGAAGACACGCAGATTTTCGGCCAGATTTTTGTAG